TTGTATCTTATTATATTATGGGCTTTATAATTGGTTTGTTATTAATATAAATCATTGTGCGTGGTTCGTGGAACAGGCACAAGGGATAGCGTGATAACTATACAACACTAGTGTTGCATTAATGTGACACCCTAGTAAATACATGTGGGCGGGACCCACCCGTAATTTAAAAAAAATATAATTCCCCATAACCAAATCAAATCTTAAATTGTTTTCAAAGTCGAAAGGGGGGAGGAGTTAAGTAGCGATCAGGGTCCTCCAAGGTAGCCAGTTTATTGCTGGATTTACATTGTTATAGGTGGTAAATACTTTTTAGGGCAGGTACCCCTAAATTATTGTTGTTTTTATAAGCCCCCACATGTTAAAACAAAATAAGGTACCATAATTAAACATTATGCATATTAAAGATAAAATAAAAAATATAAATAACATCACTGATCCTGATGTTAGAAAAAAATTTAAATTAGATATTTTACAAAAAGTAAACATTGTAAGAAACAGAGAAATCAAAAATGATTTCTTAACTTTTGTTAAATATATTTGGCCAGACTTCATTGAAGGAAATCACCATAAAGAAATATCAGATAAGTTTAATAGATTACAATCTGGTGATTTAAAAAGATTAATTATTAATATGCCACCTAGACATACCAAATCAGAGTTTGCTTCTTACTTCCTACCTGCTTGGATGATTGGGAATAATCCTAAATTAAAAATTATTCAAGCAACCCATACTGCAGAACTAGCGGTACGATTTGGTCGTAAAACTAAAAACTTAATTGACTCAGAAGAGTATGCAAAAATATTTAATACAAAACTACAAGAAGATTCTAAAGCCGCTGGCCGTTGGGAAACAAATCAAGGTGGTGAATACTTTGCAGTCGGAGTACAAGGAGCTGTAACAGGTCGAGGTGCAGATCTACTCATCATTGACGATCCTCATTCTGAACAAGATGTTTATTCACCCACAGCTTTTGATAAAGCATATGAATGGTATACATCGGGTCCACGTCAGCGTTTACAACCAGGCGGACGTATTGTATTAGTAATGACCCGTTGGTCTACTAAGGATTTGACGGCTCAACTACTTAAATCACAAATGGCCGAGGAAAGAGCAGACCAATGGGAAGTTGTTGAGTTCCCAGCAATCCTGCCTTCTGGAAAACCTGTCTGGCCAGAATATTGGAAACTAGAAGATTTACTTGCGGTCAAAGCATCAGCAGGTATTGCAAAATGGAATGCTCAATACATGCAAGATCCAACTGCTGAAGAAGGTGCAATTATAAAACGTGAGTGGTGGAGAGATTGGACACATGATCATATTCCAAATTTAGAACACGTTATTCAAAGTTATGATACTGCATTTATGAAAAAAGAAACTGCCGATTATTCTGCTATTACTACTTGGGGAGTATTTAGATTAGATGAAGGTGGACCACAAAATTTAATATTATTAGATTCACATAAAGAAAGATATGAGTTTCCAGATTTAAGACGTGAAGCTTATAGACAATATAAATACTGGAGCCCTGATACGGTATTAATTGAATCTAAGGCATCTGGACTTCCATTAACTTATGAACTTAGACAAATGGGAATTCCAGTTGTTAACTATACTCCAAGTAAAGGAAACGATAAACATTCAAGAGTAAATGCCGTAGCCCCGTTGTTTGAATCAGGAATGATATGGGCACCTAAAGATAAACAGTTTGCACAAGAGATGATCGAAGAGTGTGCAGCATTTCCTTTTGGAGATAATGATGACTTAGTAGATTCAATGACTCAAGCATTAATGCGATTTAGACAAGGTGGCTTGATTTCTCACCCAGAAGATTATATAGATGAGCCGTCCTCATTAGATGACAACCAAGTATATTATTAATGATAAAAAAATTGACTAGGACTATTCCACCTTTAAGAGGACCTAACCCTCAAGGCTTGAATATCCCAGATAAAAAGGTTAAGATAGTTAAATCGATTAAATCGGAGAATTTAAATGGCAGACGTAGATAAGTCTCTTCCAAATGAAGTTAGACACAATATAACTTTACCAGGGCCCACGGACCAGGCACAAGACCAACAAGATATTCAAGAGAGCGTTCCAACTGCAGATAGTTCTGAGATAACTCATAACGATGATGGAAGTGTTGATATTAATTTTGAACCAGGCGCAGCGAACCAAGCAGGAAGCAAAGCACACTTTGATAACTTAGCAGAATTATTACCTGACGATATTACAAATATTTTAGGAGATGAATTGTATAATGACTACACTGAATATAAATCATCCCGTCAAGATTGGGAAAAAGCAATCACAGATGGTTTAGATCTTTTAGGATTTAAATACGAAAGACGTACACAACCTTTTAGAGGAGCTTCTGGAGTATCACACCCAGTTCTATCTGAAGCAGTTACTCAATTTCAAGCTTTAGCTTATAAAGAATTATTACCAGCAGAAGGACCTGTTAGAACTCAGATAGTTGGATTAGACACTCATGAAAAAGAACAACAAGCGGATAGAGTTAAAGATTTCATGAACTATACTTTGATGAATACTATGCAAGAGTATGAACCAGAGTTTGACCAAATGTTATTTTATTTACCTCTTACTGGATCTACATTTAAAAAAGTTTACTATGATTCAATTTTAGGAAGAGCAGTTTCAAAATTTATTCAAGCAGAAGATTTAGTAGTTCCTTACTCAGCAACTTCACTTGAAGAAGCAGAGTCCATCATGCATGTTATTAAAATGTCTGAGAATGAATTACGTAAACAACAAGTAGCAGAATTTTATAAAGATATTCCATTAAATCCAGATTATGATGCTCCTGAAACGGACATAGAGAAAAAAGAAAAACAATTAGAAGGTAGACGTAAAGGTAGAGGAGAAGATGTATTTACTCTTATTGAGTGTCATGTTAATTTAGATTTAGAAGGTTTTGAAGATAGAGATTCTTCTGGTGAGCCCACAGGAATTAAACTTCCATATATTGTAACTATTGAAGAAGGAACAAGAAAAGTATTATCTATTAGACGTAACTATAAACCTAACGATCCTAAGAAACAAAGAATACAATACTTTGTACATTTCAAATTTTTACCAGGACTTGGATTCTATGGATTTGGTTTAATTCACATGATCGGTGGTCTATCAAGAACTGCAACTGCAGCATTGAGACAGCTCCTTGATGCAGGGACCCTGGCTAATTTACCAGCAGGATTTAAACAAAGAGGAATTAGAGTTAGAGATGATGCACAACCTATTCAACCTGGTGAGTTTAGAGATGTAGATGCTCCTGGTGGAAATATCAGAGATGCATTTATGATGTTACCATTCAAAGAACCATCAGCTACATTACTTCAGTTAATGGGTATCGTAGTTAGTGCAGGTCAAAGATTTGCATCTATTGCTGATATGCAAGTTGGAGATGGTAATCAACAATCTCCAGTTGGAACAACTGTAGCATTACTTGAACGTGGAAGCAGAACAATGTCTGCTATTCATAAACGATTATATGCAGCACTTAAAAACGAATTTAAATTATTATCTGGAATATTTAATTTATACTTACCTCCTGTATATCCATACGATGTAGTAGGTGGACAAAGAATAATTAAACAAGCTGACTTTAATGATCAAGTAGATATCATTCCAGTTGCAGATCCAAATATATTTTCACAAACTCAAAGGATTAGTCTAGCACAAACTCAATTACAAATGGCTCAATCTAATCCTCAGATACATAACCTCTATGAAGCATACAGAAAAATGTATGAAGCTCTAGGGGTTAGAGATATTGATAAAATATTAAACGTGCCTCAACAACCACAGCCCATGGATCCCGCACAAGAACATATACAAGCATTAGGAGCACAACCGTTCCAAGCATTTAGAGGACAAGATCATAGAGCTCATGTCACTGCTCATTTAAATTTTATGGAAACTAATTTTGCTAAAAACAATCCTATGTTAACAGCTGCATTACAAAAAAATATTTTAGAACATATTTCTTTAATGGCATCTGAACAAACAGAATTAGAATTCAAACAACAAGCACAAGAAATGCAACAGAAGGTTCAACAGATACAATCTAATCCTCAAATCGTACAACAGAATCCACAGGCTGCTCAGTTGATACAATTACAAGCTCAGAACTTACAAATGCAAATTGAATCTAGAAAAGCAATTCTTATTGCTGAGATGATGGATGAGTTTATGAAGGAAGAAAAACAAATATCAGGTGAATATGGTAATGATCCTTTAGCTCAGTTAAAAGCTAGAGAACTTGATTTATTGGCTAAAGACAATGAGAGAAAAGCTAAAGAAGGTCAGGAGAGAATCAATATTGATAAAATGAAAGCTTTATTAAACCAACATAATAATGAAGAAAAGCTTCAACAAAATGAACAATTAGCTGAACTTAGATCAGCTACCTCTTTAATGAAACAACATTCATCTAATAAGAATGCTCATTCTATGCATATTTTAAAGATGAATACCACACCTAAAGAATAGTATGTACAACCTTTTAAAAAACAGTTATAAATAAACAAATGGTTAAAAATAAAATTAAAACTGTTATGCATGAATTCAAAGCTGGAAAATTACATTCTGGTAAATCTGGAGAAATAGTTAAGAATCCAAAACAAGCTATCGCTATTGCTTTATCTGAAGCAAGAAAAGGAACTAAAGGATATGCTGAAGGCGGAGAAGTTATAGCACCTACTAAAAATGAAGTACAAGCAGAAGCTCACGATGTAGATTTTTCACAATTCACAAATCAAGATGGTTATATGAAGGGTGGAGTTGCTGTTGAAGTTTCTAATCCATTAGAAACTCAAGAACAACAAGTTCGTGGTCAAAGAAGAATGCTACCTGACAAAAGAAGAAAAGCGAAGTGGTTTTAATCCATGTTTCCAATGCTTGGGGCAATAGCACCATTAGCTAAAATTCTTTTTAGCACTATTGAAAAAGCAGTTCCTGATAAAGATTTACAAGAAAAATTAAAAGCTCAACTACAAACAGAATTATTACAATCTCATACTGAAGAATTAAAAGCTGCGGCTTCTATTGTAGAAGCAGAGGCAAAAGCTGGTCCCTTTACATCAAGTTGGAGACCCCTTTTAATGTATGTTTTAATCTTTATTTTAGTATGGAATTATATATTAGGACCTATTATTAAGATATTTACAGGTTCTGTTATTAGTTTTGAATTACCAGGAGATGTATGGACTTTACTACAAATTGGCTTAGGTGGCTATGTAGTTGGAAGATCTGGGGAATCTATTGCAAGAACACTTGCAAATAGAAATAATAATGTTAATAATGACGATAATAATAAATAGGAGTTATTATGAGAAACGATTACAACAATAGAAATTGTTATAGAGGTGGTGGAATTGCAAAACGAGGATTAGGTCAAGCACTTAGAGGAGGCGGACTTGCTAAAAGAGGAATGGGAGCTGCACTTAAAGAAGGTGGCAAAGCTGACATGG